CATAGTTTTGTAAGATATCTTTTCCAAGCTGATCAAATTCACTGTCGGATATCAAAGGATCATCTTCAACATAATATGCATACGCACACATTAAGTATCTTGCAATCGGGTTCTTCATCAAGCTACTTTTTGACCAGGAGAATACCACTCAGGTATATTACCCATTTTCCATTTTGCAAAGCGAGACTTTTCCATATTATAGTAAGTACGATAAGCTTTGATCGGGTCAACATTATGCCATTCTTTGTTAGTAATAGCAATATCAAACTTAGTACGTCTATCATACTTAAAGTCAAGATACTGTTCTTGCGCCTCGAAGATCATAAGAGTGCCTTCTAGCTTATGAACCTTGTCATATCGTCTGCGATACTCACTACATAATGCTCTCATATGCTTAAGAAGCCATCGATAGTTACCTCGTGCTTTCTTAGACCAGAGAGTAGATGGATGCTTTGCATGAGCTTTCGGATACTGCGGAAGACCTAAAGTATCTGATGGGCGGCCAAGACCTCTATATTCAACTTTATAGTTACCATCTAACACAGCAGACATAATTTGAGCAGACTCAATAATCATCTTAACAACGTGCTTATCGCACATCATCTGGGCTGCTACTTTAGGATTCTTATCCAATATAAAAATATTCACTTTTCATCTCCTTATAGATATCCCGAACCCAGTTAGAAGGGCAATTCGACATTTGAGCTGCTTGCTCAATAATCTTATCAATAGATGCACCGCTATTCATAATCTCTGCTTCTTGAATAGCGTACTTGATCTCTTCTCTAATAGTCATCATATAAGCTCCTCTTCCATGTGACGATATTGGCGGTCCATCCGCTCAACTTCGACCGAATTCATAATTCGGCCTAGCGAATGCAGTTCGTCTTCTGTAAGACGATTTAGCTGCGTACGCATATTCTCTTCTGACTGATCGCGAACAATGCTTTCCATCACTTCAATCATCATCTTAGTAGCCATCTTTTCACTCCTTCTCTCATCTTATATCTTATAATAGACTCTCTAGAAAAATAAATCAACTGTTTTTTCTGTTGTCCCAGAACTTTTTTGCTAGTTTCTTTTCCATACGAAATGCTTGACGCTCCCAAGGCTGCTTAGAGTATGGAGTATCAGAATGATCAATACCTTTCCAGTATCTAAAGCCTCTAGCTTCTTTTAACAGGCCTTTTGCTCCTTGCATTACATGAACCATTTCATGACAAATAGTACCGACAATAATCTCATATGATCTATACTTTGGATCGATTTCTATCTGAAATTCATTACGATCAACATGAACACAGCTACCATAAATGCCGTCTTGTTTTTCGAATGTTACTGTAATGTCAAGCGTCTTGAAACGCGGTAACATTTCATCGATGCAGAACTCAACTACTTCTTCTACTAGTTTTATCTTACGCTCTGTAGTACCTAGAACCATAACCCAATTGCCTGGATGCATATCTACCTCTCTTAATTTACTCCTTTATTATAGGAACTTCTGCAAGATAAATCAACGTATTTTTATGACAAAAAAACCTTTGCAATCAAGTAGTTACAAAAAAAAGCCATGGGAAAATCCCATGGCTTTGAGTATATCGATAGTTTTTATAAATTGTCTCATGTATGACTGAGCAGAACCCCACTGGCTTAAAGCTATCTCAGTTATTCCGTGTCCTTACGACTTGCCACTGCACTTTTCAGTGCTACATACATCAGCGTTTTATTTAGCTTTCCTCTCCCAAGAGAAAATCTTCGAAGATAAAGTTGACATCTTCTGGAGTCAGGTGAGTTTTATGCGTAGCGGTTAATAGATAGCCTGGTGTCCATCCATCGAATGATCCGCCTAGATTAAGCCATCGACATCTTTCACTTACGCTTATTCTATCTTTATTTTTATATACAACATGACCTGTTTGTGTCTCATAGACACCATACATCTTGTCTTGTTCAATTACTCGATAGTTTATCATGTAAATTCCTTAAAAGCTTCTTTTAGTCTTGCACCAGTATTAGTCTCATCAAATACAGGTCCATCTAGAACGTCATCTTGTGCTTCTTGCTCTGCATCATATAGTCGCATCTTTGCTCTATCAACTCCAAGAACAAAACGTCTATTGATGTTAGGATCACTATATCTATTCTTAAGTTGCTTAACCATTATCTGCCCAAGGTCTTGGAGTTCCTCCGTAGAGATAAGAGCAAACATAAGGTCGGCCGTTGCCGGCAACCCAAACGATTCAGATGTGTCCTCAAGCCCGATGTCTGATGAGGTAAATCCGGATCGAGTAGTCTGTGTAGCTGACACCACTGGCACGCCAAACTCAACTGCGAGTCCACGAAGCTCTTCGGCAATCGCTTTAACATACGTGTAAGAGTTAACATTAGCACCATGCCTCAATCTTGATGACATACAAATATTGAGATAGTCAATATAGATAATGTCTGGTTTAAATCCACGTTTAAGCTTAAGCTCATTTAGTAGATGCCTGAAATGACCTGCACCTGCTGATGCAGTAGGGTACTCTTTAATAATAAGTTTACCTGTAGTCTTATTAGATACACGAGACATCTTTTTCTCATATGCATCTTTAGGGAGTACTTTTAACTCATCCATAGTCACATTAAGTAGGTTAGCATCAATACGTTCAGCAATCTTCTCTTCAGCCATCTCCATAGTAATATAGAGAACATTTTTAGTGTTCATAAGATTAGAAGCAGCACAATGACACATGAATAATGACTTACCTACACCAGTACCTGCCAATGCAATATTCAATGTTTTATTAGGTATTCCACCTTTAGTAATCTTATTAAAGAAGTCTAGATCAAAAGGGATACGCGATTCTTTACGTTGATAGAAATCGAACCTCTCTTCAGCGTCTTCAATAAAATCATGACCGATATGACTATCAAATGAGATCGCAAGAGCATTAGATAAGATCTCAGGTATCATACCCGTCTGCTGCTCTCCATTCTTATCATCAATGATCTTGATACTATCCATAATAGCATTATAGACAGCTTTTTCCTGACAGAACTTCTCTGACTGATCTACTAACCAGTTCATGTCAGTATCTTTATCGTATGTTAGACCATCAATTAATTCACGAGCGTTTTTAAATTGCTCATCGGATAAATTATTACGCTCACTCAGATCTATCTGCAATGCTTCTTTAGAAGGAGCATTGTTATACTTAGAGACGTACTGCTCGATAACTTCGAATACAGTACGTTCAGTTAAATTTTGAAAATAACGTTTATCACAAAATGGAAGTACTTTACGTAAGTACTCTTCATTATGAATTAGATTCGATAGTATCGTCCGGTCTATCGTCAAGTTCAATCTCCTCATCACCACCATACATAAACTCTTTACGAGCAGCTGCTTCTAGTTTCTCCATAATATCTGGAGTAAAGTATTTCTCTGGTTCACTATTAATAGCCTTACCAAATACTTTTGTACCATCAGGCATCTCATATCGTGTAGATACCTTCTTAATAATATCATGCTGCTCCGCTAGATCAAGCAGCCCATAATACCTATCAAGGCCTTTTTCATAACTTAATCGTACTTCTACAGTCTTATTCTCTTTTGAGAGTCTAGACTTATACATCTTAACCTTAACAATATTACCGATAATATCAGTACCGTCTTTTTCTTTCTTCTTAGTAAGCATAGCAATAGTAGATGCAGCATACTTAAGACCAGTACCACCACCAATCTCTTTCATAGGGATATACGATCCTACTACATCATAGACATGGTTAGTTACTAGCATTGGAATCTTAGCTTTAGCCAGTTTAAGAGTTAGAACTCGGAAAGTAGCTTTAATAACCTGAGCCTTAGTCATATCTCTAGTCTCTTTACCGTCAGTCGTATCTTCCATCTCTTTAGTAGTAGACAGAAGACCAAGAGAGTCTAGAACCATCATCATAGGAGGTCGTTTAGCTGTTTGCTCATAGGTTTCAATTACTTTTAGAGCATGATGTCTAAACTTCTGAATAGTATCAGGTTCAGCAATAATAACTCGTCTAGTATCAATACCTCTAGACTCCATCATCTCTTTAGTAACAGCAGCTTCAGTATCATAGTATACAACACCACCTTCAGGGTTGTCTTTAAGAAACTGCATCACTACACCTAGTACAAAGAACGTCTTACCAGTAGCAGATTCACCTGCAAAAGCAGTAATCTTATTATTAGGAGCTCCACCATAGAGACTGCCAGATAATGCTGCATTTAAAATATAAGAACCAGTATCAATAGTACCAGTAAACTCTGCTGATCCTGTACCATCAGCAGCAATCACGGTATCAGCATCTTTAATGTCTTCTACCAAGTTACGAAAAAAATCACTCATGCTTTATAAACCTCGTCAAGCTTGTCTCGGAATTGTTCAATTTTATCCAATCTATTTGGCCAATAGATATAATCCTTTTCAGGATTCTGCGCTAGGTTATTAAGTAGCGGCATAATCATATTATATAAACTATTAATCTTATCTTCAAGCACTAAAGTGCTTTGTGTTGCACTTTCTACTTGTTGGGAAGCTTCTTGTACTGCTTTCAGTTCATCTTCAGTAACAGCACTAAACCCAAAATCGAAATCGAAATCTGCCATTGTTAGCTCCAAAAGTCTTCTAAGGATGCTTGTTTCTCAACACGCCAACCAATAGCATCCACAATCGTTTTAATCGGCTCAAGAAAGGCTTTATTAAATTGAGTATCGTAATCAATATACTTGTTTAGACCTAGTTGTCTAGGAAGAGTATTGCTCACACTAATCACATTCTCACGAACAGGATTAGGTAATTTTAGATAACAAAATTTTACCTTATCACCTTCTTGAACAGGTTGATATCTATTTTGTAGTTTATGTTCGTTCAGAAGGTTGTTATATACGAGCGCTCCTCGTACATGGATAGGGGTACCTTTCCTATACAAACTAGCGGCGTCGATATATTTAGTCAATCCTTTACACCCTCTAGGAAAAGCAACATCTTCGAAAGGTAGAGTCTTGAACTCTTCTCTAAAGTCATCGATAAATCGAATTACTTCTTCTTCAGAACTATTCATAATAACTACTAGAGCTTCTTTAATCTTAGCTCGACAAGCAGACGGAGTAGAGGATCTTACTGCTTCAATACCCATAATCTTAAGTTTAGGTTCAGCATAACGTA